CTTGCCCGACATATCCACCCCTAAGAACGCAGCTACGCCGCGAGTTCGTAAGTTCGCTAAGTCTTTATCCTCGACGCTCTCTTGAATGGATTGCTCTAACCACCTGTCGTACCCGCCAGCCGCTCTTGCTTTGTTGGCTTCAATCTCCTCGTCGTCGCCCTCTAACGCGTTCAGAGCCATAGAAGTGACGTAAGCAATCGGGGCAAGAAACGGTAAACCAACAGTCCCCGCTGTAATAGCTGCGTGCGTTAGCGTGACGCCCAACGTGCGCATACCGATCGTTCTAATTTCGGGAGACTCTTTCTGCAAAATTTGCTGCGCTGCTCGACCGTAGTTAAAGCCCATCATAATCTGGTACTTGCGGAACTGCGTCATTAATTTAGGCAGCTTCTTAATTGCTAGTGGAGCGTCTAGTCCGTTGAACGCACCCTGCGTACGCTGCACAGCAGTCACCGCGTATTGTAGCGGAGTATCCACCTTCAACGTTCTCAAAACCGCAGGGTTTTTCTTAGCCATTTCAAACGCAGCAATCGCAGTAGACAAGCGGTTGTGGGCTTCTACATACCGAGCCACTTGGTACAAGCGATGAACTACCCGTGATACTTTATCTGTAGCGTTGTTAAGTGCGTCCGAGCCTGTGTCCAGACGGTTCATTTGGTTTAAGTCTTCTTGCAAACCGACGTCGGCCAGCTGCTGCAAGTCTAGCTCTCGTACCAACGCCTGATATTCTTGTGGCATTGACGCGTCTGTGTTGTCTATTTCGACATCGTTGTCGCCGTATAGTCCAATAGTTCCCACCGCAGCTACTTGATTGAAGAACCCGCCTTTAATAGCTTTGTTAGCAACCTTGTAGGCTTTAAACATTTCACCCCAAGATTTATTATAACTGCCAAAATCCCCATACAACTTATTTACCGCAATGAGCACCTGCGTGGCGTTCTGTACGTGGTAGCCGTAGTTCGTAGTAAGCATCATAAAGGTGTTAAACCCTGCTACGCGATCCTGAACAGCATCAATCCACCCGTCTTTGCGAGTAAGCATTTGACCGTAATGTTCAGACAAAAGATTGTACGTGTCGTTTAGCTCTCCGCTATCAGCGCGAGACTCTTCTCTGGCTTGAGCCATGGCTTCGTTAACAGCCGCACCGTTCTCCATCGTAGAAATCAAACGCGCTTCAGCAGTAGCGTGAAACACAAACGATCGTACCATATCCTGCTCAAAGCCAGCACGGTTAAGGCGACGTGCACCTGAGGTTCGGGCGTCCCGTTCGTCTAGGGCTTCGAAGTAGTGTTCCCGTATCATATCGGCAAACGCCTTTTTAGCGTCTCCGTCCATCCCAGACTTGTTATCTGCTTTTAGTTTACCTAGCAGGCTTTCCAACATGTCGGTGCTGGGTGCGCG